GGAGAAATTAAACAGGATAAGATCCAAATAAACACTGGTAGTTCAACTAGTGGACCAAACGACTGTTTTGAGACTATAGTAGAACGCGTTTTGTGTAGCAGACACCAACAGAAAATAGACGAAGGCGACACACAACTGCACTTGTATGTTCCTACAATAAATGACCTACAAGTAGACGACAAGAAAGAAGGCGGAGTCCCCGGAGGTATGTTAAAAAAACCCAAACAAAGAAAAACGCGAAAACACAATCAGAAAAAGAAAAAGAGGACCATTCGCAAAAACAAACAACATACCAAGCGCTCGAAACGCACATCCAAGAAGAAATCTAATAAAAACTCCAAGAAGAAATCACATAAATCCCAGTAAGATAATGTATTGTTATACACATTATCTATACGAATCTTAATCACATTTCACTCTACACGTTTTGTTTGTACACCTCTTTCTGCGTTCTTTTCTCGTTGTTCGGTTATATTTCTTTCCCATATAATAATAATCCTCATCTTCATTATCCATCTTCTTATAGTCGTACTTTGTATAGTAGTTCAATAAGAAATCCCCACTGCCGTGTTCTGGTTCCTTTTCAATGTATAAATATGCCCCATCGGTTTTCTTAGACTTTGGCATCATGTATTTGGAAATAAAAATATCTATCATATCCATTACGTTATTCGTGGGTTTTCCAGAAGCATTCTTCAAATTTGACCGACATACTTCATTAATCCAGGGCTGCTGGTATTGCATAATACCCTGATTACTCAACTGAAGTGTTGCACTACTTCCATCCACTATATCCATAAATCCTTTGCTATTTTCCTCGTATCCCAGTGATAATACTACAGCAATGGTCCTTTCTTCTTTCATTAAAAACAATTCTTTTAATCTTTTCTCGTTTGCTTTCACTTTATTGTCTTGAAAGCATATCTTTTGCATTTTACTTAGCAATTTACTTAATGTTTTTATATCCAGTTCTTTCGGTAATAACTCATTATTATACCCCTCAAAGCATACTTTTGTTCCGACTTTCTTGTTACGATTGATTCTGTATAATGCAGATTGGTAATTTACCATATATACTTTACGCATATTTTTTACACCCTCAAATAAGAATATAAACACTATTTGCGAATGATATATAGTATTTAAATGGACGTTTCCACACTCAAAAAACACGGGCGTAAGTTCGTTCTTGTATACAAAGACGATAAAAAGGTTTTGGATGACTACATTCAAAGTTTGGACTTATTCGATATATGTATTGAACTAGCCCAATTCAGTATTCCTGCCTTCTTACAAAACGACTTTATTTATGTTTTTACCCAGATGTGGTTACCCGCCGATAAACAACCTTCCGAACTCATTCAAAACCCCCGTTTTGTTTTCTTAAACGTTGAAAATCTTACCGAACAAAACCGATTCCAACATATTACTGCCTTCATTGAAGCGGGTGCTAAAATTGCTGATTACAGCCCATCTAATGTTAAACTCATGGAAAATTATATTAAAGACCATTGCCCCCAGTATCCATACGATATTTTCCATATTCCTTACCAATTTCACTTGAAGGATTTTTGCCAAATCTATAACCCCGACCACGAATACGAATACGATGTAGGTATCATCAATGCTTATGTTGAACCACACGAATCCGTCAATTCTATGTTTGAATACCGCCGCAACAAAATGTGGGAACTCGTCCAAAAAGAAACTGATTGGAAATCTATCAATATCATGGGGTGGGATAAAGAACGCGACGACCTTATCAAGAAATGTAAGGTTATTATTAACATTCATCACTTTAATTGCTTCTTCATTTTTCAACACATTCGTTGCGACCGTATGATATTTGCCAATAAACTCATCGTTTCTGATATATCATTGTATGGAGATACATTGGACGTTTATGATTACGTTACTTGGAGACCATTTGACAATATTATCCAAACGACGAAAGAAATACTAACTCATTTTAACGCTATGCAGCGCCGCATGGAACTATTACCCAAGAAAACCGTTTGCGATGCCCGTCATAGTACATTACAGAAAGTGGTGGATGACTTGTGTCAACAAAACGATAACGAGTAATATGAATACAGTATAATAACACGCTTTATCGGGTGTTATTAGACAACTATTTCTTTCGTAATCATTACTTCTTTCAGCACATTTTTTATGATTTTCTTATTGTATTTATTGTGTTCTTCATTACTTCCCGTCATTGTATTAAAATAAATCTCCATTATCTGGTCTGTTTCCTTTGTTCCTACCATATTACATAATGGGTGGGACTCTTTCCATTCTTCTATCATTCCTTCGTTCTTCTCAGCAACTTCTGCAATGACATTTCGAAACATCGTATGTTGTTCGTCGTCTTTTTTCCAGTTGTTTTCTTCTTTTATGTATAATGTTTCACGCTTTGCATCCGTACAATGGAGGGGTCGAGAAAACAAGTCCATTGACTGTAACTTATTTGTTATAATTCGCGATATTCCTTTTACATAACCGTGTCTTCCCGTTTCTTCCAAATCATCCAATGTAAAATCTATCGATTCTACAAAATCCTCTATATTCATAGCATCTTTACATTGCTCATTCAAAAATATATTAATATTGAACCGATTGTTACTGTTTGTATTGTGGGAGTTGTTTGCAAGTGTACCATTCGATACACTATCTAATATGCTTGATATTTGCTGCGATTGGGTCATACACATTTGTCTGAATTCCATATTCGTCTTTACCAATTCCATTACTACTGACGGGTCTACTATTTGTGTTCCTGTTCCTATCATTTTCTTACATGTCTGTTGATGTTTCCAACAACTTGACCTATGTATGTACTTTTTGTGACAAAAATTACAAAAGTACTCGTTTACGTGAGTGTCATCTTCATCGTCGTCTTCATCTTGTGCTTCTTCCCGTATTTTTTTTTTGTGTTTTGATGTTTTCAAATGTTTCGTGTAATTAACCTTATAATTGGTTGTATAGTTACACGCTTGACAACTGTATTCTTGACATACTTCTTGGTTCTTTGTACTTGTTTTTATAGCATGTTTCGCACTATTCATATGCTTTAAATAATTTGATTTTTTATTCGTTTTATAATCACATACAGAACAATAAAGTATTTGAGACATATGTATTTGAATATATTATTTCTTTATATAATTTTTATTGTGAACTGATAGAAAGTAGCTAAATTATTCTAAAAAGTATTTTTTTTGGTAGCTTCGTTTATTAGCATACATATTTTATAATACATATTTTTATTACTATTATGGTTTAAAAAATATTATATTTTTGTATCTAATTTTATTAATACTTTAAGCCAAAATGTTGCCAAAATGTTGCCATTTTGAGGTTCAGTGCCAATTTTTTTCAATATCAAAAAAAAACATTACTGTATATCGTATTGTGTAATAACTTTTTTTTGCTACTTTTTTCTAATACTTTTTGTTGCCATTTTTGGCAACACGAAAACTATTATAAAAGTAGCAATTCAAAATCGGAAAAAAAAGTTATGCTGTCAAATTTTTTTACAAAAAACGGAAATGACAGCAAAGTGCTGTGACCCACTTTTTTTAAAAAAATCATGACAAAACCTTTTCAGAAAAAAAAAAAATGGACATTCTAGAATGTCCAAAAAAAATAATTTGAAAATACTTTTGTCGTAATTTTTTTGCAAAATGCGAAAAAACCCTCTTTTTACTATACGAAATCATCGAATCTTGTGTTTTTTTTATAAGATTCTCTATTTAATGGGGGTCGTTTTTGAAAGTTTTTCCCACTCAAATCCCAAATTTTATTCACCCCCCAGAATCCCATAATCTTACAGAAGTCAGTACGGTTTTCGGCGTTTTAGGGGGGTAAAATGTTGCGATTTTACCATCTGTTTTCGGGGAATCTTGTATTTTTTTTATAAGATTCTCTATTTAAGGGGGGTCGTTTTTGAAAGTGCTTCGAAAAAATCGAGGTACCCCCCAGAATAGCCAAAATCCATAATTGGTGCTTCGTATTTCGCGGATTTATGGGGGTAATATATGCATCTAGTACAAATTCATATTTTGTGACCTTTTTACAATAGTTCTTGTTGCCAAAATGTTGCCAAAATGGCAACAAAGTATTAGGGAAAAACGGAATTGACTATTATTAATAAACTAAAAATACACACGATAATGGAGTCATAAAATACCCGATAATATATTTTCAGTAATAATACTTTTGCTACTTTTTGATACGTTTCTGTTGCCAAAAGTATCAAAAAAGTATCAAAAAGTATCAAAAAGTATCAAAAAAGGGGCATTGTGAATGACTACAAATGCAATTATTCATACTATAACAGTGTTATGACATACATTAGTTAGTATATTTTCAGTAATAATACTTTTGGACTTTCTGAAGTATTATTACCAAAAACATTGTAATATTGCGACTATTCTTTTTGCTAAAAATGCTAACAAAAATGCTAACAAAAATGCTAACAAAATTAGTGAATTGATTTCATTGAATTCTCATAATTTGAGACCATAATAGGTAATAGATTTCCTATACCCCCGTGTGATTATAGTAAATAAAAGTAGCAATAAATGCTAAAAAGTAGCAAAAATGCTAATAGAATGCTAACAAAAGTAGCAACATTTTCATTTTGGTTATTTGTACAAACATCCTCTATGAAAATAGAATTAAAACAGTTGGTATTTAACTCTTTTAGTTAAATACCAAATAGAGATAATCTATTGTAATAGTATAGAATGCCAAACTATACTTGCGAGCGTTGTCTGAAAGATTTCTCTCAAAAATCACATTATGATAAGCATAAGAATAACAAAAAATTGTGTCAAGACAATAAAAAGAAGATAGAAGAGTCAATTGAGAACATTACCATAAATAACAAAATCCTTTCGAGTACGGCTGGTGATGATACGATAACAACCAACACGGAAACGAATTTGGGGTTTCAGGGTGATAATTTGAATAGTATTTTTAATAAAATTTTAGAAAGTAACACTCATTCGGATATAGCCAGAGAACTCAATATTGCAGTCGGAACCGTAAAAAGGTGGAGTGATCTACAAAATGTTCCTAAGTCATATACATTTGAGTTACTTAAATTAGCTAAAATAAGGATTGACTACTCCAAGTTCAGTTTCAAAGAAAAAGACCAGTTCTTTACGCCGGAAGCTACTGTTAAATATTGCTATTCAAAATTTATGGAAATTATAAAAAAATATAATGATTCTGAAAAGGAATATACATATATTGAACCGTCAGCAGGTAATGGTTCTTTTCTGAAGGTCTTACCGAAGGGTAGACGGATCGGTTTAGACATTGAACCAAAATCAGATGAAATAATAAAACAAGATTATCTTGATTGGACTCCTGATACAGGTAGAAAATACGTAGTAGTTGGAAATCCCCCATTTGGGTTAAGAGGACAGTTGGCATTAAAATTTATAAATCATTCAAGTACGTTTGCGGATTATGTTTGTTTTATTCTGCCACAACTATTTGAGAGTGATGGTAAAGGAGTTCCTCGAAAGCGTGTAGTAGGGCTAAACCTAATACACAGTGAGAAACTGGATACCAATTTTGAATCACCAGACGGTAGAGATATAAGCGTCCAGTGTATTTTCCAAGGGTGGTCTAAATTTCACAAAAATGAGCGTTATGTAATAAATGAAAAAGAAAATGAGAATATTAAAATTTATTCGTTGTCAGATGGAGGGACACCTTCATCAACGCGTAATAAAAAGATGTTTTACAAATGCGATGCTTATCTGCCATCTACGTGTTTTGGTAAAGATAATATGAAATATTATGATAGGTTCGATGCGTTGCCTGGAAGGAAAGGGTATGGCGTTGTATTCCTTAGAAACAAAGAAGAAAACTTAAAAAAATTTACAAATATACAGTGGCACGAGGTAGCCTTTCTATCTACAAATTCTGCATATAATATTCGTTCCTCGCAAATCAATGAGAAGTTCAGTGGATAATTTTGAATAGTCAGTCTCAGTTTCATCGATGACGAACGTATATTTATTATTATCATTATCATTATTGATACTAATTGTGGTGTCTAACTTACATGCACCTTTTTGTTTTTTCCATAATAGATATTATATGTTTATCTGAATATAATATCTTCAATACATTTCAATTCTTGCACGCTATTGTTTTTTCCATACTTCAAAGAATCGGTCCGTACAAGGACCCCAACCCCCACCTTCGCTGTATTCTACATAGAATCCGTTTTGCTTCAATACGGCATCAATGTAGTTTTTATGGGTTATATCGTGATAATCGTTCTCCATTATAATGAGCTTAATATCGTTCAATATATCGGGCATATCCATAAGTATATAATAAAAGGCACCTTCGCAATCCAATACCAATGTATCAAAATCGATGTTATACTTTCTCTTTAACGCATCTAATGCAATGGTATTGACCCATTGATAGCCCTCTTGTAATACATCACTGGGTATTGTGTCCCATCCTTTCTGAATAAGTGTTCTATTAGAAAGCGCGGCGTGTTCAATGTGAAATTTCATATTATTTAAATCCCTGTTTTCGGTAAGTTGATTTACCGTGAGTTCATCACATTCAAGAGTAACGAAATGGTCCTGATTTACAATGGAGCCGATAATGAGGGAATTGCGACCAATATTTGCACCTAATTCCAATACTTTTTCGTTACCTGTTAAATAACGAACCGCCATTTTTTGTTCTGGTAACTCGTTATAGAAGTTACCATATTTCATTTTCAGATTGGAATGTAGTTTTCTTAGTTGTGTTTCGATAACATCTTCATCTTCATCTACATTACCACTCATGGTAATCGTGACCGTAATTGTTTCATTGTATTCGGATGCTTTCCCGTTATGTTTGACGATAATCTTCTTAAGAAACCCCGGGTTGGGGTCACCGAATAGCTTGGCGCGTTCATACTCGCCCCTTGGAATAGTAATAACGTTTTCTTCTTTTAATAATAATCTGCACATGTCTGTAATATCAAAGGCTTTGTCATACGTACCGTAATAGATTTTCATATGTATATGGTAAATAGAGTATTACATTTATATAGGTTCAACAGTGAAAGGTGTAAATCAAATAAATCATTAGACCGTAACAATATAAACACTATGTTATGATGTATGCTATACATTATAACGTAGATGGGTTCGTGTTTTTCAAAGAAGATGGACTTTGAGACGACCCCAGAACCATTGGAATCAAGCAGCTTAGATACTAAGCAGCAATATGTGGACCCATTGCAAATAACGTTGGAATCGCCCCCAACAACCACGACACAAGACAATATTAGTGATATTTCAATGGAATCGAATAAGGGATCCAGTACCACATCTGAAGAGGTAGTCGACCCAGAATTCGATTCAACCGTTACGGAAGAAAATGAGGTAAAACCAGTGACATCGGCGTCTTCGTCGGTTGTTATTCCAGTTGATGTTCCCAAAACAGCTACTATTATAGAGTCTCAGATGGATGAAACATTATTGCACGCGTTTTGTGAAGATGTATTACACGTAATTCATACAAGTAGTACTGAAACGGGACGTCCAAAATATGAAGATATTCGTTATGTAAATGATATAGAAGACATAAAAAAAATCGTATTATCATTGGGAAAGCAAAGAGGTTCTTGGGAAAAGGTCCAAATCAAGAATGTGGTGTATGTTATTCGTATGCTTACATATGAGCAAATAGCCAAACAGACAAACGCTACAAGTGAGTCAGATAAGGTGACAGCTGAAATGATATATAAGAAAAAGTTGAAAGAAAACCAACTGGTAGAATAGTAATATGTTGTATTCCCTTGCCATAAAAGGTATTGAGAAATAGTATAAATGTATTCCAATATACTATAATAGTTTTATTATAGTATGCATCCATTTAACCAAGAGCAACAACATATCTATGAATTACTTTCAGAAGGATACAATGTCACAGTGGAGGCGGTAGCCGGAACAGGAAAAACGACGACTGTTCTGGGGTGTGCTGCCAAACAACCAAATAAGAAAATCCTTCAGGTGACATATAATAAGGCATTGCGAAAAGACGTTCAGGACAATGCTGCGGCGCACGACATTCAAAACATTCAAATTCATACGTTCCATAGTTTGGCAAAGAAATATTATTTGCGGTCGGGATATACAGATAAAGAAATACGAAAATCCCTTCATATGAATGAAACCCCCATGAAGCCGATCCAGGAGTTTGATTTACTGGTAATTGACGAAGTACAGGATATGACGCCATTATATCATCAGTTGATGGTGAAATTCATAACGGATTATGGGAAACCTATTCAGATGCTTATTTTGGGGGATAAGAAGCAAAGTTTGTATGATTTCAAGGGTTCAGATGAACGGTTTTTGACGAAGGCGGCTTCTATTTGGGGACCATTGCCATTTCTGACAGCCCCTTTTCGTGCTGCGGAAATGCACGTATCGTATCGTATTACCAAACCAATGGCAGAGTTTGTAAATAATACGTTATTGGGGGAAGAGCGAATGGAGGCGGTTCGCGAAGGAAAGCCAGTGGATTATGTGTGTCATTCCCCATATAACATAAATAATATTATTCAATATGAAATAAAGAACGCACTGGATACAGGTTATTCTCCGGGGGACATTTTTATTTTGGCGGCGTCCATAAAGGGGAAAAACAAGGCGATTTCAGATATAGAGAATTTGTTGGTAAACGAAATGAATGTGCCGTGTTATATACCCAACCAGGAATCGGACCAAATAGATGAACGGGTAGCGAACCGAAAAGTAGTTTTCTCGACCTTTCACAGTGTAAAGGGACGTGGTCGCAAACTGGTATTTTTACTGGGTTGTGATAATAGCTACTTCATTTTTTATAA